TATTCTAAAGTATCCATCAACGCGAGTGTCAATACACCCACGATGAAGAACATCACTACATAATTACACTCTGTATCTTCCACTGTCGTCGGTTTCTTCTGAGGGACCACGACCCGCTTGGGTCTAGGTGGAGGGATAGGATCCTCCTCTATTGGACAGTACCCTATCATTTATACTATACCTAAAGATTAATTTCAGTCTTCTTCCTTCTGGTTTTCTTACTGGGGTTACCAGTGACGTTTACTTCCTTCACTTGACCACCCGTGGATTCGCCTGAGATCGAAACGATATCGGAGACGTTATCGTCGTCATCCTCCACGGAGGGGATTTCTCTCACAGACTCCATGGGCTTCGTGTTCATGGGTGGGGGTGGAGGCATCATGATACCACCCATCAGACTGGAAATATCCATACCTGGACCCTTCATCTCGTAGGAACCGTCACCAGAGTTCTGCGTCGACTGTGTACCCTGTGTGGCAGTGTTTTGGACCGCAGACATCATGTTCTTGACAAGATCGGGGTTCTGCTTCAAAACATCGTTCATGTTCGGGATCGCCGCCTTAAACATACTATTCGTGAGGTGGAACATCATCGCGGAACCACCCAACATCATGATCAACTTCACCTCGGGGGCGACGTTTACCTTATTCCTATATTTCGCATATAGCTCTTCAAATACTGTATCGTAATCATCAACACCTTCCATAACGGATTCTGACCAACCTTCGAGTTGAATTTCGAAGGGATTGTAACGCTTATTCATGAATTCGAGACCCGTGACACATGCAACAAGCATACGACGCGAAAAGCGGACGGATTGATCAACTTCGATACCATACGTGATTCGCTTCACCTCAGTACGAATTTCATCTACACCAGAATACATGTTCAAACGTTTGTTCGTGTTCACACCCTTCTTATCCAGACGTGCAAGTTTATTCAGGAGATCCGCCTTCTCTTCATCGATAGAGTTGTACCCCTTCGTGGGTTCTTCCTCCGCATAGTTTCCACCCCCCATATCCATATCTTCTTCCTGGTAATCATCATACTCACCATGATCATACTCCTCAACCGGTGGCTTGGGAGGGGCTGTCTGTTTATTCGGGTTGACAAATGCATCAATCTCTTCTTGGTGTTGAATAGGCTGGGGTCTCGAATTGTTCGTGGGTCTTGCTCTGGGTCTTGGGCGAGAAGGTGGAGCAATACGAATCTCATCCATCAACGCCTGTTCATTCTCGTCAAGTTTTATGATATCGGCACCACCTCGGTCGAGGATAATCTCTTCGTCCATCTACTCTTTATACTGAAACTAAAGTAGTATCTTTAACGCACTTCATTAAAAAATGTTACTTAGTAGTAAATGAAGTTCAGTCGCAATACCTTCTTGGTTATCCTCAGTATCGTCGCCATCGGATTCTTGATTCGTCGCACGGCTCTCAGCTGTTACCAGCCCAGGTCAATTGAGATCAAGGCCATTAATGAAGATTCCCTTTTCGATCTCGAACATAAACTCGAATGTACCCCTGGTCACACCAAGGACGGGAGCACATACACCAAATCACTGACACCCGGTGGTCTGTGTAAGTCTGAACAACTTGTCCGTGATCAGGCCAATTACGCCATCGTCGGTGGGATTGGTGGATCTTTAATCTAAGCGTATTGTAAATGACTACGATCGTTGCTTCTAGGTCAGACGTTCCTGATTTTGAATATGAATACCACACTATTACTATTGATACTATAGGTCAAGCAAGTGCGAACACGTTCACGGTGTATCTCAATACACCTCTCCGTAACGTCGTTCAAGCCCGACTCCTCGGTGCCCGGATCAATACGGTCCACAGTACAGAACATTGTTATGTTTCTATCGATGAACTCGATAGTAATTTTGCTGATAGAGCGATAAAAGACCCACCTCTTTCCACATCTACACAACCCGGACTCTCCGTATTACGAAACTCCTTCGCGAGTATCGTGAGCAGTTCTTCAGCGTCTAGTGGTAATCAGGTGTTTGCTTTCAAGGATAATTATTTGATTGCTCAACAATATTTAGACCCCCTCTCTAGATTCGATCGTCTCAATTTCCACATTCGCGATGAAAATGGGGATACGATCACCAATTCCAGTTCCACAGGTAATAACTTTTTTGTCATTCGCTTCATATGCAAAAAGTCGAACTTAAAATAAACTTTCCTTATTATAACTATGTCATCCGGTATAGTGAAACTGATCGCCATCGGTGCACAAGATGAACATATCATGGGAAAGCCTGAAATTTCTTTTTTCACTTCGACGTTTAAAAGACATTCAAACTTTTCACAGACCATCGAAAAACAGACGATACAGGGTGCTGTGAATGGTAATTCCATGTCAACCATCCGCTTCGAGAAGACTGGTGATCTTCTCGGCTACACCTATTTCACCATAGACAATAATAACGCATCCCTCGATCACCCAGATTGGACCAAGCTCATCGACTATGTCGAACTACTGATTGGTGGACAGGTTATCGATACACAGGATTCCATCTTTACCGAAAAAATTGCGATTGATACCTTCGCCAACAATGTTTCAAAGAGTTCAAACGGTACACACCCCGGGACCAGTGCTCGCTCCTACTTTTACCCACTTCGATTCTTCTTCTGTGAAAGTCCACAGACCGCAATTCCACTTGTTGCCTTGAACTACCATAACGTCGAAATCCGAATTCATTGGGGTCCGGAAGCAGGGAATTACCAATGGTCCGCACATAGTAACTATTACTACTTAGACAATGAAGAGCGTGGTGCCCTCGCCACACGTAATCATGAAATGTTGATCTTCCAGGTTCAGAAGAATATTCCCAGTAATGAAACCATCCAGGATCTTAATTTCAACCACCCCGTCAAATATATTGCGAGTTCAAATACGAGTAGCTACAGTGCGTTGACGGCGTACGATAATAAGGTGAAAATGACCATTAACGGTGTGGACATTGATGGATACAAGTGGGCTCGTCCACACTTCATCGAAGTCATGAATTATTACCACACAAACTTTGTCACGTCGCCAGACTTTTTCCTGTTCTGTTTCTGTCTCACAACGAGTCTTTCACAACCAACAGGGACACTGAATTTCAGTCGTCTCGACAGTGCGAAGATCTTTAGTGAACGATTGCCCATCAAGGACCCCATATACGCCGTCAACTATAACATACTAAAGATTTCTAACGGTGTCGCTGGTTTGCTTTATGCCAATTAAAATACTATGCTATTATAAATGGTCAAGAACTCAAGTACCATCGATCGGGGTACGAAAATCCGTCTCGGTCGGTGGCATAATGACGACCAGGCCGACAATACGATCGTGATCAACGCTTCGGATACTCCAATCCAAGTGGATCAACCAGATGCTCTTTACATGAAACCTATTCGAACAGATGAGAGGGATAGTACTCTCATAACTGGCTTTAATATAAACACTTTTGAAATTGTGAATACTGGCTTGCGACGATATGATGTTACTCCACGAGTAATAGATTTCTATGCGAATATTGGTAATACATTAACGAGTACTCTTCTTTTTACGGGTGATAGGGCATTCACTACGACGGGTACTGTTGGTATTTCAAATGTTGACCCTATCCACACGTTAGATGTTGGGACTAAATTTTACGTTGGTGAGAATGATGCGAATGTTCTTACTGTCCTCGGGAATACATATATACAAGAAGATCTCGTCGTCGGTGGGAGTCTGAATGTTATAGGAACAGTCACGGCGATAGATACTGTGAACACGACAGTCAAAGATGCAATCATAGAGATTGGGAAAGGGAATGTATCTTCGGATATGGGGATCATCATGGATCGACCGGGTACGAATGTCACGTTAGGATACCGAGAAGTTGTTGACGAATTCGTAATCGCATACACAGATAGTAGTGCAACAAGTTCTGCAGTTGTACCTTCTTCAGAACTCATAGATGTTCGTGTACATGGTCGTCTACACACGAACTCCAATTTGACAGTTGACACCAATACCTTCCACGTTGATGCAATAAGTGGTCATGTTGGTATACATACAGTAACACCACAAACTGATTTAGATGTTGTCGGTGCTGTTGCGATATCTTCAAATCTTACGGTTGATACAAATACTCTTCACGTCGATTCCACAACGGCTCGTGTAGGTATCAATACATTAAACCCAACTACCGACTTTCATGTAGAAGGTGAAACATACGTTTCGGGGAATGTCACAGTGGATACGGATACATTCCATGTGGATACTGTCAATACTCGAGTAGGTATTAATACATTGAACCCGACAACAGATTTTCACGTTGAAGGTGAAACCTACATTTCAGGAAATGTCACAGTCGATACGAATACTTTACATGTTGACACCGTCAATACTCGAGTAGGTGTCAATACATTGAACCCGAGTACCGACTTTCACGTTGAAGGTCTAACATATATATCGAGCAATCTCACAGTCGATACAGACACTTTCCATGTAGATGCAGTACAAGATCGTGTCGGTATTAATACACTCAACCCTCAAACAGATTTCGATGTTGTGGGTAAGGTTGCTATATCTTCTGATCTATCAGTCGATACGAATACCCTCCATGTCGATGCCAGTTCGAGTCGTGTTGGTATAAACACATTGACACCATCTACAGATTTCCACGTGGAAGGTGAAACCTACGTCTCTGGGAATGTTACAGTGGATACAGATACATTCCATGTGGATACCGTCAATGATCGTGTTGGTATTAACACATTGACACCAACAACTGACTTCCATGTTGAAGGAGATACCTACGTATCCGGAAATGTGGATGTTAATACAGATTTAACCGTGACTGGGAATGCGTATATGTCATCAAATATAATAGTCACTGGGAATGCCGATGTTCTAACAGATTTGAATGTTACCGGAAATGCTTATATGCAAACAGACTTGACCGTCACCGGTAATGCCTATATGACATCAAATATAGTGGTCACTGGGAATGCTGATGTTCAGACAGATCTGAACGTCACTGGCAACGCCTACATGTTATCAAATATAGTGGTCACTGGGAATGCTGACGTTCAAACAGATCTGAACGTCACGGGGAACGCCTATATGTTATCAAATATTGTGGTAACTGGAAACGCCGATGTCCAAACAGACCTGAACGTTACAGGAAACGCATATGTGTACTCAAATGCGGTGGTCACTGGAAATGTAGATGTACAAACAGATTTGAATGTAATTGGAAATGGTTACATGCAAACAGATTTAACTGTCACCGGGAATGCCTATATGTCCTCAAATATTGTGGTTACGGGGAATGCCGATGTTTTAACAGATTTGAATATCACCGGAAATGCTTATATGCAAACAGATCTAACCGTCACTGGAAATGCGTATATGTCATCAAACATTGTGGTTACGGGGAATGCTGATGTCCAAACAGACTTGAACGTTACAGGAAACGCCTACGTATCTTCAAATGCCGTGGTCACAGGAAATGTAGATGTACAAACCGATTTGAATGTCATCGGAAATGGTTATATGCAAACAGATCTAACCGTCACTGGAAATGCGTATATGTCCTCAAACATTGTGATTACTGGGAATACCGATGTCCAAACAGATTTGAACGTCACTGGGAATGCGTATATGTCTTCAAATATTGTGGTTACTGGAAATGCCGATGTCCAAACAGATCTAAACGTTACAGGAAACGCCTACATGTTATCAAATATTGTGGTCACAGGGAATGCTGATGTCCAAACAGATCTGAACGTTACCGGTAACGCCTATGTATACTCAAATGCCGTAGTCACTGGGAATGCTGATATTCTAACAGATTTGAATGTCATTGGAAATGGGTATATGCAGACAGACCTGACCGTCACTGGGAATGCCTATATGTCTTCAAATATAGTGGTCACCGGGAATGCTGATGTCCAATCTGAACTCAACGTTACTGGAAACGTCTTTGTTAATTCAAATCTTGTTGTCACTAATAATGTTCACGCCGCAACCTATTATGGGGATGGTGGTATTCTATCGAATGTTACACTTCAAGTTGTTTCTGATCATGGGAATGTAACTTCGAATACAATTCAATTCAGTAACCCGACCACAGGTCTAGCGACGGTGGCAAATATTAATGTGGGTGATAGTATTTCTATCGGTAATTTGACAGCCAATAAAATTCCATTTGTAGGTGCCGGAAACTTTCTCGAAGATTCAACCATATCTAAAGTGAATGGAAGTATTGTAATATCATCGGATGTTGAAATTGTAGGAAACATTACTGTTGAAGGTAATTCATATATACTTGAATCCGAAACATTGGTTATTAATGACAGAGTTATCGGGATCGCGAACAATAATGTATCACATGAACTTGATGTTGGTATCATTATGCAACACCCCGGTAAGAATGTCGCACTGATCCATCATGGTGTGTCCGCAGGTGATGATAACCCACATGATCATACATTTACAATCGGGTATACACAGAATACAATAACAGATAACCACATTTTCGATGATTCAAACTTAATAACTGTAGAAATTTTAGGTAATTTGGTTACACAAAATAATCTTACAGTCTCAGGTAATGTCATAGTCAATGGACAATCAACATTTAGTGATGACTTGATAGTTGGTGCAGCCTCTAATCTGTTTGTGGACGTGAGTACTTCACGTGTGGGTATTAACGAGGCAACCCCTGGTGCATCACTTGATGTGGGTGGGGACGTTAATGTGCAAAGTGTGGTCGACTCGACGTCTAAAACGACTGGATCCCTAAAGGTCGCGGGTGGTATTGGGGTGGTCGGTAATGTTCACGCACTCCAATATCATGGTGACGGTTCAAAACTGACAGGTCTCGTGACAACTCTAGAAGATGTAACTAATAACGAAAATGGGAATGTCACTACGAGTACCATACAATTCACAAATACGACTACTTCCCTAGTCACTCTCGGAAGTGTGGGTATCGCGAACACGGCACCAATACACGATTTAAATGTGGGTTCAAACCTATACATCGAAGATGTGGGATCCAACGTGGTGCATGTTACAGGAAATATCTATGCGACCAGATTCATCGGTGATGGTGCCTTCTTAGAAAACATCGCCTCCAATCTTGAACAGATTACAGAAAATGGGAATGTCACTACGGGTACCATACAATTCACGAATGCAGCTACTGCCCTAATCACCACTGGGAAAGTCGGTATCTCTACATCAAATCCGGATGCCAATCTTCATGTCACAGGGAACGTTTATGTCTCCTCAAATGTAGAAGTCGCGGGAAATGTTATCGTAGATGGTGGACTTATCGTGAACCGGAGTGGTCTCACAAAGAAAACATATGGGTATTCGGGTGGTGTGATCGCCAATGGAACCACACCAGAAATTAATGTCGTGTTTGATTCACAACTATTCTCTGCCAAGATTACTGCTCATCTCATTGAACCCGTGAGTAATATCAGCGTCCTCAATCTCGATGTCATGGGTGGAACCGGTCGAAACATCGGGAAGGGGTTCGTAAGTATCGTGGGGGACCAGAACTCTAAACATTGGGACTCAGTAATCGCCACGAATGACACGACAGTCACATTGAAACCATCTATTGGACCCATAGGTGCTGGTTCATATGGTATATCTGTGGAATATACATCACCCCTAGGAACAGGGGGTGTCACGAGTATTGACAAAGATAACACGAATGAAATCACGTTCGACTATTAATTTTATTTTATACACTTCCTATATAAGGTACTATGTCCTCCAAGAACTTTTATGGGTTAACAGGAGACGTTACCATTGACGGAGGTATTTTGAATGTTGGAAACGCACAACTGTATGCAAATACCGAAACGAGCAATGTCGGTATAGGTACCACGAACCCCGGGTTTGCACTCGATGTACATGGTACTGCGAATGTTGGAGTCTTGCACTCTACATTTTTATATGGTGATGGCAGTAACATTGAAAATATCGTCAGCAGCCAGTGGGAAGGGTCACCAGGGGACCCTATTTATTACGCAAGTAATATTGGTATTTCGAATACCGCACCAGTCACGAAGACTTTACAGGTTGGTTCTAACTTGTATGTGGAAGACGCCGGGTCCGATGTACTTTATGTCACGGGGAATGTCACCGCAACACGATTCATCGGTGATGGGAGTTTACTCACAGGTATCGCCGCGAGTCTTGACGATATCGTCGACCAGGGAAACGTAGTCTCAAACACAATCATTATTGATTCGGGTATAGACCCCGTGTCTAATATAGGTCTGGTCACCAGGGAAGGTGTCTCTATCAGTGTTTCAAACTCTAACCCTAGCGGGGCGTTTCAATTCGGGGTTGGCTCGAACCTACTCGTGAACGTATACAGCTCTAACGTATTGACCGTAGATGGGAACATCTTCGCTCAGAAAATGACCCTTGGTACAGTCACGGTCATACCAGCCT